CCTTAATTAAACAACTGCTGTAGTAGCAGCAACAAATTGAACATATGGCAATGTCACACGAACGATCGTGTATGCATCACCCCAAGCGTTGTCCACGTAGGGAGCCAAGTCAACCACGCGCATTTGACCTTGTGCACCGACCGTTTGAGCGGATGCAACAGCCAAAGTAGCTTGCGACAGACCAGTGGTTGTGGAACCAGCGGTGATGTTGCTGAAGTTGTACTCGTTACCAATAGCGGTTTGCGCCAAAGAACCATCGGCTTGAATTTCGTACACGATTTTTTCGTCGTTGTAGAAGTAAGCAACGCAAGAACCAGTTTGGTATGCGGTGCCAGAAGGCCAGTAGTTCGACACTCGGCGACGACCAGTGACGTCAGTCCATTCGACACCAGCAAATGCACCTGCGACTTGGTAGCCAGAGGTAGCAGCGCTGTTGCCGGGTGTACCAGCAGGGATGATGGTGCCGTTAGCAGCACCAGTTGAACCGACGGTAGCGGCGGTTGTGTAGACGACTGGTTGGCCTTTCAAAATGTTGACAGCCAAACCCGAAGTGATACCGTTTGCAAGCGCCTGTGCGCGATCCAGACCAGAGGGGTGGAACGCAGGACGCAAGCCAAACGGAGCAGAGGTTGCACTCATTGAATACTCCTAAAGGTTAACCCGAAAATACGGGCGTTTTGCTTGGTTGATTATCAAAACTGCCAATTCCGTCGCCCTCGACATCCACGAGACGTTTGCCATTGCTATCGCGTTGACCTTGGAGGCTTTCCAGTTGAACACGGACTTTATCCGCTTCTTCTTGAGGCTTCTCATGATGTTGGTACAACATGATTTCCTGATACACATCCATGGGCAATTTGAACAACAACATTTCGTTGCACGAGATATACCCAACATGCTCACCCGCCTTCACACGATAATTTTCATAGCCGGGCAACTCTTCCGATTTAACGGGAACGTAACCGAGGCGAATCCTTTTATCAATGGAGTCGTAGCTGTTGGTTGTCGAAAGCCAGCAGAGATGCCACCCATCCATGTTGGGCAGCTTTGGCAATGCTGATTGCGTCCACTCCTCGCTCCACATCTTGCGACGTTCCTGCGTAGAAATGAACTTATCTTCAGGCGCTGCGTGGGATGCTTCCCCGTTTGAACGGTCTTGGCGACCACCAGCGTTGAGAGATTTTTTGAGACGTGATTCCATTATGTTCTCCAAGTATTAATTGCGGTTTTGACGGTCGAATTTGATGAAGTTTTCAATCATCTTGGCTTTGCGTGTGGGGTTTTCCCACGCGCCAGCATCTTTCATTGCCTTGACACGCTCAGGTGTCAAAACAAACTGGGAGCGGTTACTGCCCCCAAATGATGCTGAAGCCTCACGACCAGAACTAGCCACAGTGTTCCTCGGTTTGCGAACGTCAGAATTAACGTCTTTGGACACATTGTAGCGGTGTGGTAATGCTTTTTGCAAGCGGCTGTCAAGTTCTTGCCAATAATCTGGATCAGAAGCGTCCCAGCCCTCGGCAATCAGTGCTTCATCGTGCTTTTTGGCGATCAATGAATCACGGTCGGTTGCGTTGGGGTTGTACCAGCCATTGCGCTTGATCCACTCTGCGGCATTACGCTGCACAGCAGGATCAGGAAGCTGCATATCGTCACGTTGCTGGGGTTGTTGGCGTTGTTGCTCGACGGCAGCACGCTTGTATTGGCTCAACTGGGCAATCTCTTGCTTGGCTTGATCCAAAAGCTCTTGCGCCTCCACCATGGCATGGCCATCATTGCCGCTTACAGCCTCCGCCAGCTTCATTTTGGCGTATTCGTAGCGGACTTGGCTGTCTTCAATGCCTTTGTCAATGCGTGCAAGGTCGTTTTGGCGTGTGCGGTCTTCCACACTGGCCAAACGACGCTTGAACTCTTCGTTTTCACGTTGAAGTTGTTGCAAACGGAGGTCTTTTTCCTCGTTTGTCTTGCGAATCAGGTCTTTTTTGGCTCGGCGACGTGCTCGTTTGGCTTCACGCACGGCATCTGAGTCATCTGGATGGTCTGCTTCGTCTGTTGAGTCGGTTGAACCGACTGGTTCATCCTTTTGTACTGCTTCTTGAGGCGTATCCTCATCATCAGTTATAAAGTTTTCGGGCAAATCAATGACTGCGGAGCCATCTTGAGCTTCGGAAACTTGCAGTTCTACTGCTTTTTCGTCTTTTTCTGACATGGTTTTTCCTTGTTAGACAAATGTTTTGAATGACAGTGGGTTGTCGGTGATCTTGGCAATCAATTCATGGTCGTTGATGGTCATGAAGAGCACTGGGTCTTCGCCATCTTTGGTGTCAGGTGCAGGTCGATCCCAGCGGTCGCCACCCCAACGAGGCACGCGCACAAAGTCGCCTACCTCTGCCCATGCGCCTTCAGTCCATGGCTGCATGGTGTCGCGGTTTTTGAACGCCAATGGTCCAAGCGCCACGACCTTGCCGATCATGTTGTTCCACTTCTCGTTCTCTTTTGTCTCGTCAACGATGATGATGCGGCCAGACGTCTTTTTGATTCGACGCAGTTGCACAATCACTCGACCGCCAAAGGGTGCTTGCCCCGGCTTGACGTCAGGAAATGCCCATGCCAGTTGATCTGGATCAGGCACGCTATCGTCCCCCTCAATCGTGGGGATCGGGTCTTTCTCACTCATACTCACTCCTTTTGACACCATATTGCAGGTGCATCGTTAAAGCGCTTTGCAGCGCGGCCTCAGACCCAAGGACTAGGGTCTTATTCTTTGTTTTCTTCTTCTTCCGCCATACGGTCGAACGAGTCAAGGACGTATTTCAGTCCCTGAGCTTCGCCCACCATACGCTGGTACGCCTCAAACGTAACGGCATTGCCTGCCATCAACGATTGCGCAATCTCTTGCTGACGCACCTTGATCACATGGATCAGTTGTTCAATCATTTATGTTTCTTTGGCACGTGAGCCAAGCCACCTTGTTTTTTCTGGCCTGTGTCTTTCATGCTTTGACCGTTGATGGGCGCACCTTGAGCCAAGCGTTTGTGCTGTGGCACGTTGATGCTGCGTTGTTCGTTATCAGATGCCATTTGGCGCTCCTTGAGGTTGTGGTGCAGCAGGTGCTGCGGGTTGCGCCGCGGGTTGCGGCATTGACGGTGCGGGTTGCACCATGTTTGAAATTGCTTCGTGTGTCAGCTTGGCGTTTTCGATGGCAATCTTTGTTTGATTGTCCATCGCAGCTTTTTGTGCGTCCGCTTGCAACTTAGCTTGTTCGTACTGTTGCTTGGCTTGATCTGCCGCGGTTTTGCGTTGTGTCTCTGCCATGCTGGTGTCTTTGACGACCTGAGCATCGGGCGGCAGTTGACTTTGAGACGCCTGTGCACGCTGCTGGGCTTGCTGGATGAGCTTTTGGAAGGCTGGAATGAACTGCTGGAACACTTCACCTGTGTCAAGCAAAACGTGGCCGCCAACGGTCGTGTAGAGCTTGTCGATGGTTGCTGTAAGCGCTGGATCGTCGTAGTTGTCCACGGGTTTGCCACGGTTGGCTTTGGCCACGTAAGTGTTTGAACGGTTCAAGTACCACAGCGTCATGTGTTGCTTGATGTGCTCAATCAGGTTGTTGAGGTAGTTTGGATCAGCGAATGGCGACTGACCCAAGAATGGGTTGAGGCCAAACTGCAAGTGATCTTGGATGTGCGCAATGTGGTCTTGCTGCATGTAGGCATATGCAGGCTGACCCAGCAACATTGCGGCGTTCTCATCCGCACTGGTGCGTTGCTCTGGAGCTGGTGTGTCTTTCATCAACTCGTTGATGTTGGGCACCTTCATCTGCTTCAGGAAACGTGACATGACCGCCTGCATGTTGAACTGGTCGGGGTGCTTCTCAGCCAGCGCCAACACAGCTTGGTTTTGAGCCATGCGCTGGGTTTCGCTGAAGATGTGCGGGTCAGAGACGGGCACCACGTCGGTGTTGCGTGCAAAGTCTTCGCGGTTGATTTCCAAGTCGGCAACGATCTCACCCTTTTGCATTTCATCCAAGTGCCAGCGGTTCAAGCGGCAAAGGATTTTGAGCACACGGGCTTGGGACTCATGCAAACGTGCGTGAATGGCGCTAAACACCGCAGCACCTTGCTCAATCAGCGCTTGGGTGGTGCCCACGGGTGCGTTTTGATTGATGTCGGCAATCTTCTCTTCGCTGGTGCTCACCACGCCTTTGGCGGCCGTGTCCAGCCAACCAAGCAACTGGAACAGCACTGCGCTAGGCGGATTGAACGGCATAGGCATGGCGATTTGACGGATGTCGTTCACGCCGGGTGCACCTTCAATTTCCACGATCTGCGTGACGTCAACTTGTTGGCTTTGACCGCTGATCTTCGCTCCCTTGAGCTTGAGCATGGTCGCCGCGTTGTTGATGTGCGCAGAGTCTAAAAGAGCACGTAAAGAGCCAGTAAGAGCAGCAGATAAGCCACCGATAAGATGAGGCAAACCAATAGCATATGCGCCCCTCCAAGGGATAAATTTGAACTCGACGATCCAGTCCAG